ACCGTCGACAGAACGCTGCCGGTGCTGCCCCAGAATGAAGCCTGTCCGGAAGACGCCTGAGCAACGCTGCTCGCGATCACGGCCTGCGTGTTCTCCGCCACCGCCTCGGTCTGGCCTTGATTGACCGCCCTCAGTTGGCTCAACTGCGCGCTGAGTTCATTGATCTCTCGCGCCGAGGTGGCGCCGGATTCGGAAGCCGGCGACAACCCGTTCACTGCTTGGGCGAGCACTTCCGGCACTTCGCGTTTCAGACCTGCCGCGCTCGCCAGGGCAAGGAGCAGGTCTTGGAGGTCATTCTTGCTCATGATTCCCTTCCGCCGCCAGTTCTCCCTCCAGCAGCAAAAACGCCTGGGTCTGGCGCGCCGTCAGATCCTCCAGCCACCTCGACCCCAACCGCTTCCACACCAAGAACTCCTCCAGCCACGTGATGCTGTCCGCGGACAGGAACGATTTCGGGCATATCTGGGTCGATACGTTCTTCCGTGCCCATACGATTCGCGGCGGTGTCGCCAGCGCGGCCGGCAGCCATCCGCACCTTCGCTTCATTTCCAGGCCGCTGTTCCGGCATTCCTCGCACCTCCATCCGGCCTGGTTCGCAAACTGAAAATGGAAGGCGACGGTCAGTTTTTTCGTTCGTCTTCACTCAATCCCAGTTCGCCTTTGATGGCCGCCAGAATCTCCCTGCACAAGGGCTCCGGACCCGCGCTGATCAGCAGCTCGGGGGTGGCAGCCTGGCCATCGATATCCAGCCCCTCAATCTTGACCAGCCCCCAGAGTATGTACTGCCGGTCGATCTCGCTGGCCAACAGTGTTGCCTCGATCTTCTCTCGCGGATCGCTGCCAGCCTCCAGGAACTCCACCTTTCCTGCCACCTCCCGGATCCGCCGCATCAGTTCGCTCCGGCGGCCGAAAGACATCCGGGCAATGGTAAACGACACCCCTTCGAATGACTTTGAACTTATCGTCGTTACGCTTTGGTATTCCATCGGCTTATCCGAAGGCTATGTAGATCTCGTCATTCACCGTGCCCTGCGCACGGCAGTTCACGAACCGCCATTGCAGCCGCCGCTCGCTGTCGTCAAAGTCCGGCACCTCCGGGAGCACGCTTTTCAGGTACACGCCGAAGAGTTGGCCGGATTGCTGTCCAAGCTGGAACATCACCGCAATCGGCGAACGCTGTCTGGCGGCCTGATACAGCGCCTTGGTAGCAGCGTCGTCCTGCTCGAACAGATCGAAGTCGAGCAAGACCGAGCGCACGCCCGGCGAGACGCAATGCGGCGCCAAAAGCTTGCAGCCGAACTCTCTCATCCGCATGTCCACGTCGTTGTCCAGCACCAGTTCGGCCTCGGTGAGCGTGAAGAACAGGTCCGGAGCATTCCCCAGCCAGACCTCCCCCAGATGCCCCGGGATGATGGAGTAATCGAACAGGTCCACAGGCGGCTCGGCAGGAAATTCGGTCAGCTCGCCTTGTCCGGTCGAAAAACTCGCGTTGTCGATGATGTCCTTCGCCGGACCGCTGAACTCGAATTCGTGATAGTCCGCATTCACTCGCACCCGCAGCTTGTTCACGGCCGCCCCGCAGACAATCCGCTGAACCGCCGAATAGGGGCTCCAGTAGTCGAAGATGCTCACGCTTCCCAGCCCCGTCCCGGGCTGATAGGTCACCGTGCACCCGATCGGGGAACCGGTTGACGGAGCCACGCTGAACGGAGCGTTCAACTCCACGCTCGCCGGATCCACGATCGAGCACACGAATCTCAGCTCCCCGCCGAACGTCACGGCCTGCCCCACCGACAGACCATGCGCCGCCGAAAAACCCAGGATCTTCCCGCTCGAGCTGCCTCCGGCCGTGCCTCCGTTGAAGAACGCCGGCGTCCCTCCCAGCCCGGCCTGAAACAGCGGCCCGTATCCGGGTTGCTGGTCTTGCCGCGTCCATCCTGTCATGTAGGTCTTCAGCTCGAAGCTGCTCCGTTTCCTCAGCCCCGCGTGAATGCCGGGAAACGTCCGGCTGCCGGTCTTGTCCCGTCTCTCCGGCTGTTCCGTTTGCTGTCTCGTCGAGAGCTTCACGGCCGGAATCCGGCTTCGGCTCTCAATGGCTGAAATTTGGCCGTAGTTCTGCTCAAAGGCTACATACAGCCGGTTCTCAATGGATGAGATGTAGGACATAGCAGTAAAAACTCCCTAGTGTCTCTTGCCGAGGGCGGACGGCTTCCCTCACAGGCTCACTTCTACTTCAAACAAAATCTTGGCCGTTTGAAGGAGGTTCTTTCCTCCCCGCTTGACGGCCCCAAACTCGACCTTGTACCCGCCGGTGTAGAACATTCCGGGAGCCCATTGTCCCCGGTGCGAATCCAGCACGTCGGTCACTCCGCTCGTGTACAGTTCCAGTTCCCATCCCAACCCCTCCAATCGGTCCAAGGAAACCCGCACCTCCACCGCCATGTAGACTTTCCCGGAGAAGGTCCGGAATTTCTCCTTGAGAAGGTTGGCTACGCCTTCGCAGTAGACGTAAAAGACCGGGTACTTGATTCCAGCGCCTCGTTCCGCCAGTTCGAAACTGACGTTCTGCGCCACCACATTCTCGACGGCGATCTGGGCCAGCGCCACGTTCTCGTATTCCGAGAGGGCCGCCACCGTGAACGGCAGGCCCGTAGGGGCCGTGAGCATTTCCACTACCCTGTTCGTCGCTGCGTTCCCTATTGCCGCCACGGCGCTACCCCCTCTGGAGATTCCTGTTGATGGTTATGTAGTATTCGGGAGCCTGGCCGGTTCCGGAATTTCTTCCCACGCTTAGACCCGTTGCAGGCTCCGTCCAGGACTGGCCCACTGGAATGGGGGCCTCGTTTTGCAGTGTGACGCTCGCATACGTCAGCCCCACGTACACGTTCCAACCCTTCGCGTTTCCGGGAGGATTCACCGCGCTGGCCACCACCAGGCTGCTGTCCGGCGCGCTGAGCACGGCGAGCTCACTGGGGTTGCCCTCTACGCCGCTGCCGTTTACCCAGGCCGCCCGGGCGAAATACGTCGCCGCGGCCAGCGCTCCGGCAACGTGGCTCAACTGGGGCTTCTTAGCCTGGGGGATCGGGTCGCTCACCATCCCCACGCCGGTCTGAAACAGCGCCCTGGAGGCCCATTTCGCCAGGCGCTCGTATTCTCTCCACTTCCCCAAGTACCGATCGTTGAGCTGGCTGTTGTAGGCGTCCCGATACACCAGCCCCAGGGTTTGGAAAGTGTGCCATTTGTGCAGCGCTTCGGTGACCACCACCTTCTTCAATTCGGGTTTCGTCCACAGAATGCCCTGGAAATCCGACCCACTGTGCTGCGCCAGGAAGCATGTCAACTCGATCCCGATCTCTTGATGAGCCAGGCTGAGCTTGATCGCCAGGTCAATCCGTTCCGTCTTGGCCACTTCCAGGATGGCGCTCTCCGAGGCCAGCAGCTCCTCGATGCTGGAAATCGTGCCATCGGTATATAGCGGCATAAGTGTGCCCTCCAGGCTTGCCTTCCCCAGGCGTGGGACTTCTCGGCAGTCCTCCTAGTGCATCGTCCGACAAGTGCTTTCCGGTATGTAGACCGCGCAAAACGGGGACAGGCGCCAATTGCGCAGTGGGCAATTGGTTGCCTGTACCCGTTTTGCCCCCAGCCGGATACTCCCAAGGACTAATCGGACGATGCACTAGGAACGGGATGGCCGCAAGGCGCTCTTCAGCGTCCGCAGTTCGGCTTCCGATACCACCGTTATCTGCATCCGGTTGGCTGCCGACATCTGGTCGGCCAGGCGCTTGGCCTCCGCGGTCTGCTCGCGAAACTCGTTGGCCTCCTCGGCGTTCGCCATCCGCGCTCTTCCTTCCACGATCATTCTGGCCGCCAGCCCTCTGGACACCTCCGTCCGGACGCCCGCGCGGCCTCCTTCCGGGGTCTCCTGACTGACCATCACCACGTATGGCTCCGCTATGCTCGATTCTGTCTGTCGCAGCTTTTGATAGAAGACTTTGAGGTCCATAACAAAGAATGGGGATCCAAAAGCCATCAGCTATCAGCAATCAGCTTCCAGCGACCACTCGCCGCTGTCGGCTGACGGCCGACGGCTGATGGCTGCTTTTCTAACTGTTCACCTGCACGCCGAAACCGTTGCGGAGGACCGCCGCGCCGTACAGGATGTCCACCGTGAACTGTTGGGCGAGCGTGTTGGGTTGGTAGCTCAGGATCACGCGCATCCCGAAGTTGCCCAGTTCCGCGTAGTCCGCAATCGCGCCGGTCCCCAGAAGCGGCTGCGGCAGCCGCCGGATCACCAGACCGATCGCGCTCTTCGTGAAGGCCAGATTGTGGGTCGTAACCGGGGCGCTGCCCGTCTTCGAGACGAATTGCGACCGGAACACGAAGAAGTCCTTGATCTTTCCCACCGAACCATCCACCAGCGCGCGCAGCCCCGCTTCCCCGGCCGTCTGGAATTCGCTGAAACGCGTGATCTGCCGCATCTGCGAGTAGGTGGCGGCGTCCACCACCAGGTACTTCGGGTCACTGGCCGGCACCTTGGCCTGGAACAGCGCCGTCTCGGCGGCATCAATCACCGCCTCCGTGATGGGCGTCCCGGCCGTCCCCACCGGAGTGTTCGCCGTGAAGCTGGCGTACAGGTTCAACAGATCGGTCTCGATCCGTTCCGCCAGTGCCACCATCGCCGGCTGCATGTACAACCGCAAGAGGTCCGGTACCGCCAGGACTTTGGTGACGTCCGGAACCTGAAACGTTGCCTCGGCGTGCGTGTTCAGGACGATCTGGGCGTTGCCCAGGTTCGGGTTTTGGGTCTGAACCACGCCGCCTTCAGCGAGGTTGCTGGCCACCAGGGTCGGGGGAATCGGAACATTGACCGTGTCCCCCGACTGGGCCAGCGTTGGCTCGAAATCGCGATTGACCAGGTTACCCATGATCAGGTTCCCCATCAAAGCCGGTAAGGCGTCCACCGCCACCAGCTTGACAATCGCGTTGGCCACATTGGTTGACGTAATTGCTGGCATCTGTTTTCTCCTCTGTTTTTATTGAAAATGCTTGTGGCCTGCGGCCCGTCGCCGCGCTCGGCGATTGGCTACCTTCCGAACCACGTGCCACCAGCTACGCGCCACGAGCCTCACACTGCTACACGCCCCGCAGCGTCTGGGACGCGATTCGTACGATCTCCTGGCGAATCCTGTCGGCCTCTTCCGCGCTCATCCCCGGCTTGATCTTCTCCAGATCCGCGATTCCGCCGTGCAGCGAAGGCGCCTTCTGGCCCGTGCTCATCCCCGAGCCGCCCACGATGCGCGCCGGCAGGAATTCCGGGTTCTCGCTGACGAACTGCGAAAGATAGTCCCTCAGGCCCACTTCCCCCTCTGCCCCTCGCGCCACCAGACGTCCGTCCTCCGACCGGCCAATGTCGTCTTTGACCGCTTTGAAGGCCAGATCCACCTTCACCACTCCCAGCCGTTGCAGCTCGGCGCGAATGGTGGCCTGCCGGTCTGATTGCTCGGCCTGCTGGCGGCTCCGCCGGTTTTCCTCCACCAACTCGTTCAACCGGCGCTCCAGTTGTTCCCTTCGTTTCCGCTCCTCGAGCAACTCAGCCTTATAAGCCGGCTCCGTCCTCGATTGCTCTTTCTTGACGAACTCTTCGATCGTGTCCCGGATCAGCGAACGGATCTCCCCGTTGCTTGCCTGCCCGGTCTCGGGTGCGCTGTTTGTTTCTCCGTCCATATGTCTTCTCGAATCTCTCCAGCTCTCGCCCACGGTGGGGCGGGCATTCTTGCCTGCAGCCGGCATTCATGCCGGCCTACTCAACCACCGACTTCCTCCTCAATTTCGCTGGCGATCTGATCCTTCACTTGTTGCCGCACATCGCACAGGTACTTGGCAGCCAGCTTTTTGAAGATCTGTTTCCGCAAGGTCTTCGAGCCGATGCCCAGATCCAGCAGCGTCTTGGCATCCTCCAGTTCGCTGCTGAAATCCCCGATGTCGAACTCGTCCAGCCCCGACACGTCTATTACCAGGCCGTCTTGCCTGGCCTCTTCGATCGCCTTGAGGACCCGCTTCAGGGTGTCCTTCACGGCGTCCCCGTAGGCCCGCAGCACCTCCTGCGTAATGGTGAAGTCCCGCTGCTTGCTCAGCCCCGACTGCGGCGCGCTTCCCGCCAGCCCGCCCCCGGCCTGCGTCAGCAGGTAGCAGACTCTGTAGATTTCGTCTTTCAGACTGACCAGGTTGTCCGCCGCGATCTGGTAGACGTGCCCCTCCGGCTCGGTCCACCCGAAGCG